GGATGTTGCAACCATATATAATTTTCTGAACTATTTCCTGCCCATAAAGTACATGGGTGATTTTTAAATGCTTCTTTATATTGTACTTTATCGCCATGACCATATCTATGCCAAACACTAGATAGCATTTGAGCAGATTCTAATGGCATTTTTACTATATGTTTATCACATAGCATTTTTGCAGATTCTATAGGGCATTTATCTAAAACAAATATATTCATTGGACACTCCTTATAAATTTAATAAATGTAAATATGTATATAATAATATAGTGAATACAAATAAAATAAAATTAATTTTGAATAAAAAATTAAGCATTATATTTTCTCCATAATTTCTATTTGCTGAAGTAATTTAGAATTTTCTGTATCTAAACTTTCTATTTCTTCATTAAGATTTTGATTATCGTCTTGAAGTCTAGCATTTTCATATTCTAACTTAGCTACTTGTTTAGATAATCTTAAAATACAATCTGAAATAGACTCCTTAGGTAAATTACCATCTACCCAAGATTCATATTCTGACCAGTTAGTTTCTTCTGATTTATTTATATTATTTGACATTTAGACTACTCCTTTTAATTAATTATATAATCATATTATCATAGTGTTTACAATAAGTAAAGTATTTTATTGAAAAAAATTACTGTGATGTTTCACGTGAAACAATTACTGACCAGCTAAAGGATTATTTAATGCTCTTTCTAAGACTTTAATTAAGCGTTCTTCTAACTCTTTTAACTTAACATCTATAGCTTCATTACGTCTATTAGCATCAGATTCTATAGCAGTTCTTTTGCCATCAAACCTATCTTCTGCATGTTGTATTAAAGTTCTGACATCATTCTCTGCTGTACGTTGACTACCTCGTATTTCTTGTTCAGTAGTTCTTGACCTTTTATCAACTGCACTTATATTATCCATAACCTCATTTATATCTTTACGAAGTTCATTACGTATATCTCTAGCATCACCTTGTGCAGATGTTACTAATTCCATAGCAGTAGATATTTCCGATTGTAAAATTTGTTCCATATTGGCAATTTTAGTTTCTAATGTATTGTCCATGCCAGATATTTTATCATTTAATACTGTTTCTAAATTAGTTATTTTTTCTTCAAATACATTTAAACGACTTTCATAACCAGATAAATCTGGTGGTTCATAAGATTTTATAACTTCTTTCATGTCCATATAATCTTTATACACTTCAAATGCACCATAAGCACCACCTACTAATGTTGATAATGCTATTAATATACCTACTAATTTGCCACCTCTAAATTTAATACCAGCAAATTCTAACTCGTTACTCATATTGTGCTCCAATCATTTGCTCAAACACTAAACTATCTCTGACTCCATAGTATGCACCTAATGGGTCTTGCAATACAGTATTTGCATATATTTCTTTTGATTCATACCACGTTGGTTGCACTTGTGTTGGCACTTGTTGGTATGTTGTAATGTCTGCACCTAAAGCATTAACCAATGCTAATGTTGTTAATTGTGCTACTGCATCATATTGACTATCAAAACTTTGCATAATTTCTTTAGCTTTTTCTTGTTTAGCTTCTTGTTTTTTAGTGGGTTTATCTTCTGTTTTAGCTTCTTTTATTTCTTCCTCTTGTTTAGGTTCTTCTTTTACTTCCTCTTTTATTTCTTCTGGTTCTTTTTTAGGCTCATTCTCAGCTACTTCTTTTTCTTGAGGTTCTGGCTCTGGTTGTTCCTCTACTACTTCCTTTGGTTCTTCTTTAACTTCTTCTATAGGCTCGTCATTAGACGCTGTTTCAGGGGTAGGCTTACTATCCTCAACTTCCTCTACTGGCTCTGTAGGAGCATTTATGGGCGATTCTATATCATCATTTACTGGTTCTTCAGGTGTATTGACCGCTATTTCTGGTTCTGGCTGTGATTCTACCTTAATTGGTTCTGGTTCTGGTTGTGCTACTTCTACTATCATAACTTCTTGTATTTCTTCTGTAATAGTTTCAACTGTTGCTACAGGTTCGCCAACATTTAATGTAGGTGTAAATCCAGCATCATCTATTACTTGTATTTCGATAGGTGCAACATTAGTAGTTAAATCTACACTAGGTAAATCTACAGTCATAACATCTATCTCAGGTATTTCTGGTGCTATAGGTTCTGGGTCTATTGTATTAGTAGTAACAACAGGTGTGTTTATAATATTGGTTGCTGTTGTATCTATTTCTGTTTGTATAATTTGATAAAATATTTCTTCTGTTATTTGTGTGGTTATATAATTATAATTAACTAACAATTCTACATTATCAAAATAATAATTTTTAGCACCACCTACAGATACAAACAATTTATCTAATGCTCCTGCAAAATCATAATTACCTGCATAATTATAAGAAGTATTAGCATTATGGTTATTGTAAGCAAAATCTGTTTTATCAGTCCATAATAAAACATTGTCATTATAACCTTTTAATTCAAAATACATAGAAGTATTAGATTGAGAGTGCCAACCATCTAAATTCCAATTTAACGCTCCCCCTTCTTCTATATGAAACTGTGATATATTTATATTTTGTTGAAACGTGGTAAGAGAATTTGACGTTCCTTTAGCACATCTGCCACCGCCACTAAATTGTGATGGACAATTTGGCATACTAGCAGACCCGATCCCACCCCAATCTAAGTCCATATCCCCCTCGTATCTAGACGATACGACACCTGTATCTCCGTCTAATATATCTCCAGTAGTTTTATTTTCTATAGTTGTAGTTGTAGTTGTAGTAGTAGTAATTTCTAAATCACCTTGTATTTCTGTTTCAGAAGTTGATGTAGAAGTTGTGCCTTCATCTTGCATTTGAGCATTAGAGGAAAAGCAAAAACAAAAGAACACTAAAAATACCCAAAGCACTCTCATCAGTTACTATCTCCTCTTTTTTAACATTTTCTTTTACCCATTTATCATAATCAGGTCTTTTCTCAGGATTCTCTGCCCATTCTTTGGCAGCTTCTAAACCAATTTTACCCATATACGGACAAGGAGTTCCTGCCATTTCCATAGCTTGAAATATACGTTCATCTTGGCATAACATAGCAACAGCACCAACTTTCATACCCATAGCAAATAATGCTCTTGATAATTTAAGTCTTTCACAATTTAAATCTCTAATAGCACCACCACCTGCTAAACCTAGTATTTGGGTTTGTAATGCAGCACTAGCAGCAAAACTACAGACATCTTGATTATTGATGACAACGCTTGGGGCAGACGCTGTAGAGGGAGTTCTATCTACTGTAGTTGTGCCACTAACTGTTGAACTTGTACTTGTTACAGTATTCGTTTGTGCTTTTGCTATACTACACCAAGACAACCATGACAAGAAAAATACTACAAATAATATTGCCCATAATTTTCCTGTCATTCTTCAATCCAATCTCCTAATAACATCATATCTGATAGACGAGCACTTCTTCTTTTTGTTTGTCTTGCCCAGTTACTATCTAACATTTCTTTACTAGCTGTTCCATAATCTTCATTGGCTATAGCTCTAAAAAACTTTGGCCACTTAGTAGTATTAAATCGTGTTATACCCATATTAAATGCCATATCTATTATTATAGCTCTGCGTGCTTCGTTTAGATGTTCTATTGGAAAGTTTTTAATTTCTTCCTCTACTCTTTCAATGTCATTCATAAGCATAAATTCTGCTTCTTCTTGTGATATACCTAAACCATCTTTTGCTACGTTCCTGCCTACACCTATTGTTGGGTGTCCTATAAGTATATCGCCAGCTTGTAATTCTTGACCAGTACCATCATCATATACTTTTAAAATTACACCTTCATGGTTAGATATTAAATCTACTAATTTTTTTTTATCCACTTTTCATACTCATTACTTGTTGCATAGCTTGTTCTTGGCTCATGCCTTGTTGCATTAATTGCATAACCATCATTCTTTCTTCTTCTGTTAATTGTTGTTGTGGCATAATACTTCTACCTCTAAGTACTTGTGCTAACATTTGTTGTTCATTAGCTCTAGGTGTAGTTTCATTAGGTCTAAATATTGCACCTAATGATTTAACACTTTTAAAATTTTGATCCATGCTATTTTCCTTTATTTATTACTTTTTGTATTTGTTTAATAAGTTTATCTTTTTTTAATCGTCTATCGAGTTCAATGCCTAACTTCCTACCTTTAGCTTCTAATTGTAACTTTGTAAGTTTATTTAAATCTACTTCTTTAGGTGTTGGCGTAAACCAACCATTAAGCCATTCAAACATAGTTCCTCCTTATACCCATGGTTCTTTAGGTCCATAACCAAAATAACTTCTAGCATGACCTTCTTCTATTAATTGCTCACATATATTAACACCTTCAACTAAAGGTATTCCTAATATTCTCCCAAACTTACCTTTGCCATCTTTTTCTGTTTTTACAATAAAAGTCTTTGGCAAGAGTTCTTTAAGCCGAGCCTTCGAAGCCAAACCCAACTTTTTTTCAGCCAAGTTTCTTGTTCTGCTTTCAGGCGTGTTAATTCCATATAATCGCACTCGTTCTTTCTGCAAGAACACTTTAAATCCCAAATCGATATCAACATCTATTGTATCACCATCAATAACCCTTCGTAATATGCAACGATATTCGTACATTATTCACACAATCTTTCATATATTTCATTATGGATTAATAAATCGTCAACAAGTTCGTCAGATATAACGTCTATATCTGCATCAGTAGGATTAATCGGACTAGATATTATACAATAGCCTTTATTTCCGCTTCCTATACTTCCGCAACTTGCTACGCTTAGCATTAGCAGTAGTAGCATTAATTTTTTTCTTAACTTCATCAGCTACCCTTATATCGTCTAATTGTTCTTTCATTACATCAGCTTGGACTGCTTTCCGCATCATCATAAAGCCAAATAACTTTGCTCCTAATTTAGCTATACCGCCTAATGCAGAAAGCCAACCCATTATTTATCGTCCTTGTTTTTATTTTTTCCAATATTACCAGCAACTAAATTAAGTATGCGTAGTATAAAAGAAATTGCTTTATCGTCTGTTTTTGTAGGTGTTAGAGCTGTAATCGCTGTTGCTGCTGTAACTAATGCTGTAATTGCACTAACCCAAGCAGGTGCTCCGTCTACTAAGTTTAATATTGTGTCCATATTACTCTCCTATTCTGCACTAAATGTGCCCATTTGCGACCATAAACTACCAGGATCATCTGTACCATTTTGACTACCTAATTGTGCCATTGCTTCATTCACATTAGTATATGGTCCTGACCCCCAGTTGTTTCCGTCCCATTCTGCATTATCCCATGCACTACCTTGTGCATTAGTATATGCCAACATCTTTTCTGAAAAAGTACCAGTTGTAAAGCCTGAATCGGCAAAAACTTGATTCCAATCTTCATTATATGTACCTGTTGTTTCTGTTGCAGTTCTACAACTTTTTTGTCTAAGTGATTGCTGACTCATGGTGTAAATGTTCCCATACTTGAAAAATTATAATCATCTTGGTCTGTTGCAAACGCTTGTATTGCTAAATTAACATCTGTATATGATGCACTTAACTCACCATTAATATATGCTAATAATCTTTCATTAAATGTACCAGCACCAATAGACCTTTCATTAAATAACGCTATCCAATCTTCATTATGCAAAGCTGTTATTGAAGTAACAGCTC